GTATTATTAGGTTGACAAACCAATAGGAGTTTGATATTATGAGTGGAGCAAAAAGAAAAATACAACGTGCTAAAAAGAAAAAAGCCGAGAAAGAATTGCAAGACAAGATGTTCATGTTTGATAAAATTGGCGATGCTTGCACGGCATGCGAAAAATCTTTTGATAAGAAGAATAAAGAGCAAGTTCAAAGTTGGAACGTTGTAGTTCGTGAAAAAGAGAAGAAGGTGAATCTTTATTGTCCTGAGTGTTGGACAAAAGCAAAGAACATCATTAAAGAATTTGCAAGGAGTAAAAATGATAATTGAGTATGCGACAACAGAACGCGATGTAAAAACGCCAACAAGAAGCAATCCATCTGACGCTGGTTTAGATGTATATGCTCATCTAAAAGAAACAGTAACCATCGAGCCCGGAAAAAATAGAATGATATCAACCGGCTTGCGCTTTGGAATTCCACATGGTTTCATGCTGCAAGTCTGTAATCGATCTAGCATGGGTGCAAAACGATCTTTGGTTGTTGGAGCACATATTATTGATAGCGGGTATGACGGACAGGTTTTTATTGACCTTCATAACATAGGAAATGAAGTTCGAACTATTGAAAGCGGAGATAAAATAGCACAACTTATTTTAGTTCCAGTGGTCCATTTTCGGCCAAGATTTAATAATACAGGAAATCTATATGAAAACCAAGGACTTACGATAAGCAGCCGCGGCACCGGAGCACTAGGAAGCACAGATAGAGAAATAAAGAATCCTCTAAATGGATTTAACACCGGCGGCTTTTAATGAAGATTAGTAAAGAAGAGTGGCGAGAAATGTCTACGCCTGATTTAGCAGATTTAGGTTTAAGAGATCTTAAGGGCCTCGCTCGAAGAGAGGCAAATTTGGTTGATCATCCCCAACACTATAATCCTGGAAAATATGAGGCGATTGATGTAATAGAAGACTGGAATTTAGAATTTCATTGTGGGAATGCAGTTAAATATATCGCACGCCACAAGTATAAAGGGAATCCAAAACAAGATATAGAAAAGGCTATATGGTATCTGCAAAGATATTTGGAGTCCCTGAATGAAAACACTTGACTTGCACAATATTAGGCATAATAAAGTAGAAGAAAAGTTGATTAAATTTATAAATCGCAGATTACCTTTAGACATACCTTTTAGAATCCTCACTGGCGACTCCAAGCAGATGCATACTTTGGTTGTACAGCTTTTACAGAAAAATGAATTGTATTGGAAATATGAAAGTTACACGAATGTAGGCTCTTTGGTGATAATGGATGTTCAAGCCCCGGGATACAGCTAAGATGGAAAAATGGTTAACTGGCTCAGGCGAACAGATTTCTTTTGAAAAAATACTAGAAATAATATTAGAACACTCTTCTCAAAATGGCGCGGTTTACATCGGGTCAGATAGTATGATACAAAAACAAAAATGTATATTTTGTACTGCGATTTGTTTGTTGGGGGAGACAGACCAGAGTAACCGCTATTTTGTACAGCGAACGAAGATTGATGCCAAAGAATTCAAAACACTACTACAAAGAATTACTGCTGAGGTACAAAATTCTATCAACACAGGGCTAAGATTATTAGAACTTTGTCCCGATATCAAAATTGAATTACACCTAGATATAAGCAACACAGATGAGGAAACAAAAACAAGTAAATTTGCGGATATGTTGGTAGGATATGCCAAAGGAAGTGGATTTGATTGTAAGATAAAACCAGAAGCATTCGCAGCATATTGCGTTGCTGATAAGCACTCAAGATAAAAGGAGTTTTAATGAAAGAAGCAAAATCTTATGATGATATACTATTAGTGCCAAAATATAGTGATATCGAGAGTAGGTCTCAGGTTGATATTGGCACTAGTTTAGACGATAAATTACATTTTAAGTTGCCTGTAATTTCAAGTCCGATGGACACTGTAACTGAAGATAAAATGGCGTTAACAATGTTTGATTATGGCGGCTTGGGGTTAATTCATCGTTATAATAAAATTTCGGAACAAGCCAACATTGCGGCAAAAGTTCTTTATGAAAGAGAAGAAGCAAAAGTTGGCGCAGCCATTGGAATGACCGGCGATTTTGAAGAGCGCGCCCTGGCATTAAGAATGATTGGGGTCCAGGTATTGTGCGTCGACGTTGCACACGGTCACCATTCGATGATGGAGAAGTGCCTTAAAACTCTTAAAGATCGTTTTGGAGAGGAAATTCATATTATGGCCGGCAACGTTGCAACTCTTGAAGGATTTGATGCTGTTGCTTCATGGGGCGCAGATAGTATTCGCGTCGGCATCGGCGGCGGCAGCTGTTGCAGCACGAGATTAGTTTCAGGCCATGGCGTACCAACTTTTCAAAGCATTTTAGATTGTGCTAAAAGTGAATATGATGTAAAAATTATTGCTGATGGTGGTATAAAAACTTCGGGCGACATAATTAAATCATTGGCCGCCGGCGCAGATTTTGTTATGATCGGATCTTTATTAGCGGCCGCTAAGGAGTCTCCCGGTGAAATATTTACAACAAAATCAGGAAAAAGGTACAAGGTCTACAGAGGAATGGCTTCTGCTGAAGCGCAAAATGCCTGGAGAGGAAAGGCTGCCGCACCGGAAGGAGTTTCGACTACCATTCCGTATAAAGGAAGTGTTAAAAATATCCTCAAAGATCTTGCTGGCGGTATTCGTAGTGGCCTCTCTTATTCAGGCGCACGAAGCTTGGCAGAACTTCGATCTAAAGCAACTTTCATCCGACAAACACATTCTGGTCAACTTGAAAGCTCCGCCCACATTTTGAGGAGAAGCTAGTGAACGACCCTAATCGGCCAGATCCGGACGATAGAAAAAAATTGATGTTCTGGGATTCTCCCAAGCGCCAAGCTGACTTAAAAATTCGTTTGCAGTTGGATGGCTTCACCCAGTCTCATTTTTTTCGAGCAATGATTACGGGCTACTTAGAAAAAGATGATTGTATAGTTCAGTATCTAGATGACCATAAGGAAAAATACAGATCTCAGGGAATTGCTAAACGAAATCAGATTAAAAGAAACTTGGAAAAAGGAAAAGAAACGACAAAGCAATTTGGCTTAAATGAGAACGAGATTGAAGATATTTTTGATATTATTGCAGAGGAGTTTCCAGATCTGTAAGATTTAGGAATCAAAGAATATGAAAGAAAAAAGATACGAAAAATTCAAATATCCAAGAACACAAAGATCTTCAAAACCTACTTTGAGAGAGTGTACCGAACATTGTATTAAAAATAAAATTTCCTGTCCGGAAGAAAATTCTGATTGTAAACATTGGATAAATTATGAAGATGACTACAACTGTACCTTATACACAATTCAGAAAAATAAGTATAATGGGTTAACATTACATGAAACAGCGAAAAGATTGGGTCTAAGTTTTGTAAGAATTAAACAAATTGAAGATTCTAGTTTAGAAAAATTAAAATTGAGTGACCCGCAACTATTTGAATATCTTCTAAAAGATGACTTTTAATACTTTTTGATACTATTTATTCTTGAAATCTATTTTTCAACAGGAGTTTAACAATGAAAAAGAGCCTTCTAGCCGAATCAGAAATTCGCAAATTTATGAAATTTGCCAACTTGGGCACTTTAGCCGAAAACTTTATAGAGAATAACGTCGTAGAAGATGTGACAGAAGATATGGCAGAAGATGTCACAGAAGAAGTTGTTGAAGAAACCGTAGACGATATTACGGAAGAGGTGTTGACAGAAGAAGATGTCGATGTTCACGATTTCGTTACGGCACTTATGGATGTTATCGAAGATAAGACTGGCGTCCAGATTACTGTTGAAAAAGACGCCGCCGGCGAATCTGAGCTGGGCGATGAAGAAGAAATGCCTGGCGATGAAGAAATGGGAGAGCCCATGGATATGTCCGGAGAAGAAGCTCCGCTCGACGCCGAAATGGCTCCTCCGGAAGAGGAAGAAGAGGAAGAAGAATTTCCAGGCGCGGGTCTTGTAGAAGAGGTCGTCCGCCGAGTGGCTAAACGCCTTTTAAAAGAAAATAAGAAATAATATAAAAAAATATTAAAAATTAGGTTTCACAAGGCAAGGTTTTCCTTGCCTTTTTTTTTGGAATAGGTTATAATGGAAAATGAAATGTTAATGTATTTTTGTTGGTTTTTGGGCGGCGCCATAGCTCATAAAATTTTATCTTATTTGCTTACGATTGGCACATCAATTAATATTTTTAACCAAACTTTAAGTGGCTGTCTGATCATGTTAGAAAGGATTGATCAACAGAAAGTCTTGTTAATGAGCAATCGTCACAACAAATTACGAAGAGACGGTACCGGTGATGAGGAAATAGAAAAAATAAAGTCTGAAGATATTCAAGCTCATCATATGTGGAGAGAAATGATGATAGGGGTTATTCGAACATGCTGTCCTGTTTCTATTCAAGGTACTTTAAGATTTAAAGATTGGGCAACAGCGATGGATTTATTAAAATAATAAGGAGTATATGATGTTTAATACGAAGAAAGACGACAAGAAAAAGCCAACCAAGAAAAAGCCCGCAAAGAAGCCAGCAAAAAAGGTTGCAGAAGAAGAAGCTCCTCCGGAGGAGGAAGAAATGCCAAGCTCAACGGTAGAAGACTTATCTTTTCTCTTAAACTTGGGGAATACAGCGAATGAAGCTGCTCCCAACCTCCGCGTTACTGGAATATACGGAGACATCAACGAAGAAAGGTGTTCTGAAACTTTGTATTCTATGCTCTTGCTTGAAAAATCTGGAATAAAGCTCGAACCATCTGATCCGGAGGATCCTGAATCTGAATTGGTTGAAATTGTGGAACCGCTTGATTTTTATATATCTTCTTACGGTGGATCTGCTGTTGAAATGTTTTCGTTGTATGATGTAATGAGGCAGATCAGGGAAACAATACCTATTCATACAATTGGAATTGGAAAAGTAATGTCAGCAGCAACGTTGCTTCTTGCAGCTGGCACGAAAGGTGAGCGAAAAATTGGTAAATATTGTCGTGTTATGATTCACGGTGTTATTTCTGGACAGCATGGTCACT